CTAAAAATAATTAAAAAACAATTGCTTAATTATAAAGGTGAAAGATGCGCCGAATGGGAAAATATTGATTTTTATATTGATGCTGGTAGTGGTGGTGGCGGTATTTCTGCTGTTGCCGATCAATTAATGGCTGATTGGGAAGATGAATCTGGAGAAAAACATAAGGGGTTAATTGACCCAGTACATAAGCAATATGAAACTTCCAGAGAAAAATATGTCAATGCAGCTCCCATTATTCATTTGATTAACCCAGAGGGTTATAAGAAAATTATTTATAATGCTTTGGAAAAAATGACAAAATTAGATTTGATTGAATTTCCTCAATATGATAACAAAGATTATTTATTAATGACAAATGATAAAGGTGAATCTTATGAATATTCATTATCTCTTGATGAACAAAATTCATTAATTCAATGTAATTTAGCTAAAAATGAAGTAGTTTATATGTGTAGATATGATACACCAAATGGTGGTGTGCAATACGAATTGTCAAAAGATAGAAGACATAAGATGCATGATGATAGAGCATATGTTTTGGCAGAAGCGGCATATGCTTTGACTTTGTTGCGTAGAGAAGATTTAACAACTCCTAATAATAAAGACCTTGGTTTTGATAATGCTCCGTATTGTGCTTCAGCTATTGAATTTTAAAGAAAAGGTGGTGAGATTACGAGTCAAAATAAAAAAAAAGGTACGGAAGATTTTGATGTTATTATTTCTTCTGATTTAAAAGATGAAGATGGAAACGAAACGACTGTTGTCACTTCTGATGAACGTGCAAATAAAGTTTTGACACAGGCTTTGCAAAATTATAATCCGTCAAATAAGATATATTCGACTTATTTAAAAGATTTTGGAGATTGTCCTTCTACTGTTTCTATTGATTCATTAAATAAATTAGCAATAAATCCACAATCTAATCTTCAAGATATTCAAACAATTAACAGTATTGTAAGGCAATACATTAATAAAGACGATATTATTGGTAAAACATATGAAACTATTGAAGGAAATGTAAATACTGCTTTTAAATTATCTTATAATGATTTTTCAACTCATCGTAATCAAAATAAAATGTTAGAACGAGCCAAAGGTGTAATTAATAATTTTAACGCTCAAATCAATGTCAAAAAATTAATACGTAATATTGTTCCTACCGCTTATTCAGAAGGAAATTATTGTATGTATTTAAGACATGATGATAAGAATAATTATAGTGTTGACTATTATCCTTTGGGTGTTGTGTTGGTTAGTGATTATGAATTAAACGGTGAGCCATATCTGATTATGGATATTGCTGAATTATCAAGTAAATTGTTAAAAGATAGAATGACTGATAGAAAAGGAAAATCATTATTTTTTGATTCGGTAGACGATGAAATTAAAAGTAATTATCCTGCTGAGGTTTATGAAGCCTATCAAAATAGAAATAGATATTCTAAATTAGATATTCGTTATTCTGGAATAATTCGTACTGAAAATATGAATCGAAAATATGGATTAACACCAATATTTCGTGCTTTAAAATCAGCTTTGATGCTTGAAACATTTGACCATACGGATTTAGTAAATTCAAAGGCAAAAGCAAAGAAAATTATTTTTCAGAAATTACGTTCTGAATTAATGGGGCCAAATGGAGATAAAAAAGGATTGGAAGGAATGGCCTATGCTCATGAAAATTTTATGCAAGCATGGAAAACGCCAACGGTAATTGTTACTGCTCCCCCATTTGTTGAAGATATTTCTTACGTTGAACCTTCTACTGAAAATACTAGCACAGAAACGATTAATCAATATAGAAGTAGAGAAATGATTGCACTTGGAATTACGTTTTTAGCAAGTGATAAAGGACAAACTGTTACCACTGCAAATATTTCTATCAAAGAACTTATTAAAACTATTGATAAAATTACTGAGCAAATTTCGGATGTGCTAAACAAGTGGTATAGAGTTGTTTTACAAGATAATGGTATTCCAATTGAATATGCTCCCACAATTACGATTAGTAGTAGCGAAGAATTGAGTTTGGAAATTAAGAAACAATTGGCAGAATTTTTATTCTGTAAACTTGGTGCAAGCTATGAAACTGCCTTTTCAGTTATGGGTGTTAATATTAATGATGAATTTCAAAAACGTACAGATGAAAATGCAAAGAATTATTCAGATGTGTTTATGCCTCATCCGACTTCATTTAATGTTTCTGATTCAGCGGATAAATCGAATCCAGATAATAATATTGGTGGTAGACCAAAAGGTGACGAAACGAATAAACAAATTTATGATAAGACAAACAATGATGCAAAGAGTGATACATAATGCAACATAAAATTACTATTCCCTGTCCTAATTGTAAATCTAATATTGAAATTGTTTTAGATGATAATTTTAATATTTTAGATATTAAATCTTATTGTGAACATAAATCAAAACGTATAGTTTTTGGTTCATTGAAAGAAGGTGAAAATGGTAATAAATGCAGAAAAATGTTGTAGTTTCAAATAATAATGTTGTTTTTAGTGATGTGCAAGAGCATGATACATATTTATTAGCACAATTTGTAGTATGTGATTTTAATCCTAATTTGAATGGTGTTATGATTAATCGTCAAACAATTACAGGATGGATAAATACTTTGGTTGGACAGCCTGTAGTTGGAAAAATAGATATTGTATCTGATAATGGTGATGCAGATTTTACATCACATAATGCTAATTTTGTAACGAGAACAGATGAAAATGGAAATCCATATCAGGATATTAAATTTGATACATCTGCTATCGGTGTGTTTACAGATGTTAGTATTCAATCAATCAGTGGTAAAGAATATATTATTGCTAATGCAAAAATATGGAAAAGATTCCCTGATATTTGTGCTGTTATAAAAAAGCGTATGGAAAGTGGAAATATCAGTACATCATGGGAAGTGCTTATCAAAAAATCACATAATCAGTTTATAGATGGGCAAATGGTTGAGGTGATTGATGATGGTGAATTTCTTGGACATTGTTTATTAGGTAAAGAAGTACCGCCTGCTTATCCTAATAGCGAACTTTTTAAGGTCGCTGCAAAACAGGATAACAAAGATTCTTTTAATAATGAATTGTCTGAAGCATTTAAACGAGATATAAAATCGTTTAAAAATTCAAATATAGAAAATGAAAAGAAAGATGGTGATAGTTTGTCTAAAAAGGAAACTTCTAGTGAAACAGAAGTAAACAAGAATGAAATTAAAGATACAGAAGATAGGACTAATACTTCTGAAAAAAAAGAAGCTCCAACTCCTGTAAAAGTAGAGAAATCTGAATTGACAGACCATGATGTACGAGAACAGTTGTATAATGCAATCGCAGAAAAACTTGGCATCCCTTATTACTATATTAGTATTATTGCAAATATCGTTACTAGTAATACTGTTTGGGTACAGAGATGGGATGATGAAAATGCAAGCGACTTAGACGTTATGGTATTTACATACTCTGTGGAAAATGATGTGGTTACAGTTAGTGAACCTACCAATGCAAAACTTACTGTATCTGTAACTGAAATTAACACAACGATTGCAAAACTCAATAAGACTATTGAGGAAAAGAATTCTGCGCTTGTTAATGCAAGTTCTAAAGTAAAAGAATTGAATACACAGATTGCAACTCTTACTCCCTATAAAGAAGCTGCAGATAAAGCTGAAAAGGAACGCATTGAAGCTGAAACTGCTACAAAGCGTGAAGAACTTAAACAGTATGCTATTAAGAGTGGATTTATTGTAGAATCTGAGTTTGAATCTAATGAAGATATTAAAGCTAGTATTAGTAGTGTTTCTAAAAAGGATTTGGATAATATTATTTCTGAGCGTTTTATTGCTTCTCTGAATAAACCGGAAGAAAAAGAAAAAATTCAGACATCTTCTAAAACAGACATTAAGAAAGAGAGTGCTTCTGCTAAATTAAATTTAATTAATAATGAAACAGAGCCAGTTGATGGTAAGAACATTATGCACTCTATTTTTGCTGATTAAAATATTAAAAATAATAGGAGGAAAAATATGATTAGAGAACTTATGACAAATACAGGTAAGATTGCAGATGCAACTTATACTGCTAGTGTTGCGCTGGTTCGTGGTATGGCAGTACAGAAATCTAATGGTGAAGCTATTCTCCCTGCCGCTGCAACAGGTGAAGATATTTTCTTTGTAGATAAAGAGCCTATTCCAACTGGTCTTGATACTGTTCGTGGCGATATTTCTGATTACGACGATACTTTTGAGAAAATTGCAGCAGAAGATCATGTAAAACTTATTAAGTATTCTGCTGGTGAGCAGATTGCTGTTGATCAAGTAACTGGAACTATTGCAGATGGCACTTATGCTGTTGTTGGTACAGATGGTAAATTGGTTGCGGCTACTACTGGTAATGTAGCTTATATGATTAGTCGTGGTACTTATGATGACAATGGGCATACTCTTACCAAAATTGAATTTGTAGATGCTCATACCGTTGCTTAAAATTAAAATATTAAAGGAGGAATATTATGTCTGTTAATACTGAAATTGCAGAACTGATTAAAAGGGATGGCACAATGTACGATTGGGCTTCCAAAATTACATACAAGAAAAATCTTACACCTGAAGAAAAGGAAATTTCTACTGTTGTAGATGCATGGGCAAAAGATATTGGGACTACTGGTAGAGATGATAATCGTGAGATTGCAAACTATATGATTAAGACCATTACTCCAGAAGTTTATGATAAGCCAGATGCTTTGCTTTCTACTATGTTTAACCGTGGTAGCGTTGGAGAGTTTGATGACTATGAGATTGATGAAGACCCAAAGAATACTCTAAAAGCATATGATGCGGCAAAGGGTGGTAATGTTCCTAAGAGCTATCTGGACGTTAATAATTTTAAACCGACATGGAAGCACAAGCAGATTGAAACGTCTGTTCGATATTCTGAATTGCGTCGTGGTGGTTATAAAACTATTGCAAATTTGACGACTTTTGCACAGGAGTCTTTGATGAACGCAATGATTTCTGACGCATTTAATCAGGTAGATGCTTCCGTAACAGGTGGAGACCAGATGATTGCGATTGCTGATGGCACTTTGACAAAGGTGGCAATGGATAAACTTTCTTTGTATATTCTTGATGAAGTAGAGAACAATGATACTCCGTTTACTTTTTCCTTGAACAAGTATGCACAGGCAATTGCAAATATGGCTGGATATACTTCTTTCATGAGTGATTATATGAAGGATAATTTCAATCGTTATGGTCTAGTAAACTTCTATGGTGGTCTTGCAATTTCCGGAATTTCCGGTGCAAAGAAAACTGCTACTGGCGAGCTTCTGGTTCCAGATTAAATATTTTTATTTACAAAAATAATAGTCTGCGTATGGTGTGAACCATATGAATAAATACACATTGAAATGCTGGAAAACCGTAAAGATATTTGAACTAAAACGGAGAGATGAAATACGCTCAAACGGAATAGTTACGAAAGTAGAAAAAATCAAATATATAGCGCAAGGTTGAATCCTAAACGCTTTTAAAATCGGCAATCAGCAGGAAAGCCTCGAATAGAGGAGTCCTCAACGACTATCCCGCAAGGGAGTAGGTTACAAGTGATTGGTAGCCGAAGTGGTGTGCCTCTACTGAATGTAGGGTGAAGATATAGTCTGCTCTCATATGAAAATATGAGGTTATAAATATAACAAGCATGGAGTAGCGTCCATATTATTTGTTTAAAATTAACAAATTAGCTTAAACATAAAGGAAAAGAATTTTCGGTGTAGCTGGTAAGATTGGCGAGCTTGATATGCGTGGTAATCTTCGTGTGTATGTTAATCCTGATGATAACCATGAGAAATTCAATATTAAGGTTACTGGATTTGAATATGGTACTTGCATTACAAAACCGGAGAAAGTCGCAAAGATTACATTTGGTGCTTAATTAAAACTAGATATTATTTAGTTTGAACTTTGATTTAGGAAAGGAAGATATTTTTAGTGGCTCTTAAAGACAATAAAATTACATTGCTGAATTACAATCCTTTTACTGTCATTATTCCATCAGAAACAAGGACTTATATTCTTGACCCATGTTATGACTATAATGTTCCCAAGTTAATTAATGTTTTTCATTCTGATGTTGAGTATATGAATAGTCATTCGGATGTATTCAGAAACGGAACAGTATTCTTTGAAAAGGATAAACAGGAAGAAATATATAAAGATTTATCAATTTTTGATTGGAAGGATATTTTGACTAATCAAGCCATTGAAAATATTCTTCTGTCTCCCACACTTGATGGATTGCAGAGACTTCTCGATGTTAAAGACGACCCTACTTTTAATCGCATTTATACTATTCTGGTTCATCTTAAAAATTCCAGTGGATATGATTTATCTAGTCGAGTTATTAAAGTAATTGAGGCAAGGCGTAAAGAATTACATCGTGGAATTTATACTACTCAAATTGTTTTGCAGGAACGGACTATTAAACCAAATTCTACATCTGATGATGTAAATGCATTAAAGAAACAGATTGCAAATATGCAGAAAATGAT